GCAGCTTAGAATTACCCAAGCGCATTACCTAAAATTGCAGCAAAAATTCCCCCCATTACGGGGTGTAAAAACTGAATAGTAGATAACACACACCCGCAATTGCGGCTCTCGGCTGCCCCGAGAGAGGGGGGGGCCAACAAGGCCCGAGACAACACGTAACACGTATATACAAACACAACATAGTACACAAACACACAAAAATCCGACAGCAATGTCAGCCACCACCGTCAGGAGGTCTGGTAGGTGACGATCGGAAACGCCCGCAGGAAGTAAATCGGCGTAATGTCCGCGCCTCCGGCCTGGAACATCATCGCGGCAAATCCCCCAGTCGTGTCGTGCTTCTCCCACACAAACTCCACGCACGCCCACTTGTTGCGAGGATCCGCAATCGACGTAGGCCTCCGGTGGTAGTTGTTCCGGAACTTAACCGTGTCGTAATTCGGGAAAGTCCACTGGTTCCCACGATTGAACATCTCCTCCGAGAACACAACGTTGCCTGGCATGTCCAGGCCCACAAGATGCCTCAAGTGCGTGTCGCTGGGAGTTCCCTCCAGAGTCGTCGCGGCCAGCGCCGTTGAAGTTAGGCTAGTCGCCGATCCAATCCACTGGGACACCGTGGTCAATCCGACGCCCGAATGCGGATTGTACTGCGGGGAAAAACCGGCCATGGCAAGGCGCATGCTACCGCGCAACCCGGCGTAGAAGGACGAGTAGTAGCCCAGCCACGTGAAGCGGGCCTGCGCGGCCGTCTCTCCCGGGTGGGTGGTGTAAAAGCCCTTGAAAGCAGCATTGGGCGGAGTTGGGTAGAAAGGGAAATGCAGGTGAGTGCGGTTCCAAGTGTTAGCAGTCCCCGCTCCACCACTGTCGAAAGTGAAGACCCACGAAAACTTCTGCATCAAGGCCCTCACACTTCCAACACGCTCCCCAGCCAGCACGTTGCCCAGCGCGACGCCGGACGGAGCGCCTACTAGATCGCACGTATCGCACTCCATGTACCCGTCTCCGAGCTGGGTTTGGTTGACTAAGGACATCCCGGTGCGAAAGGCATTTTCGGTACCCGCCGCTAGAACGCGAGGGACCGTGAACTGCAGATCAGGCCCCCCAGACGCCAGAACGAAGCCTGCCACTCCCTGCGTTGACGGCGAGGACAATGGGATGTTCACTAGAATGTGGATATACCCGTTTGCCTCAGTGGAGGGAACCGGCACCGCTAGGCGCATCCGGTGTTCCAGGACACACTTGTTTGACGCCCATCCGACACTAAAGCAAGTAGTGCGCTCCGAGTCAAGATCGAACACGTGGCCGTTGTACAAGTTCATGACTAACGCCGACGGAGGGTCGATGTCGGGAGACCACACCACTTGCAGCACACCTTTCTGGAAAATACTGGCGGCAAGAACAATCTCATACTCCATCGCGCCACACCAGTAGGTAAAGGGAAGACCTACCGCGCCTGGAACGGTCGGCTGGTGCTGGTCTCCACCCAGCGCGAAGCACCTACCGGGCGTGACGGGAATCGAGACCACACACGTCCCGCGCACCTGGCTAGGAGTCCAGTAGAAGGTCTCCACCAGCGTCTGCCTCTTGAAGAGGTCCTCAAAATAAGTGTCCTCCTCAGTTGACGTGATTCCTCCCAGACGCGGGTCGATCGTCACGTTGTTGCCTCCTGCCAACGCCACCATATTGCCTGAGAACTCGCCGTCAGTGGTTGCCGTGTTGGACAGGTGCGCAACTCGCATCGCCTTCGGATCGTTCTCAGCCTGCGTCTTAGTCCAGCCCAGGGCGTCGGCGACTGTCTGGGCTATACTGAGTCCAGTACCGGCCACCGTCGCCACACCGCTCAACGCAGGCACCATCGCCAGGGCGGCAGCTACGCCACGCGCTCGCCCAAGGGCCGACGACACGGGTCCCGTCTGCACCTTAGCGAACGAGTGCTTCTTCACCTTCACCTCGTTCGTAGGCACGGCGAGCTCAAAACCCTCCTCCACAGCGCGAGTATAGATGTTGAACTGCGCCGTCGGGGCGAGGGCGGGGTCGTTGACGTTCTTCAAGGGGGCCAGACAGAAGATGACAACTTGCCACCCAGGGTTGCCGGAGCCATCGATGCGATCCCAGTAGTTATACTCACTGAAGAAGGGACAGGGCAACACCGCGCTATTCGATTCCGCGAGATTGATGAGAGCGTGAGGCCCTTGGAAGGCGTTGGCGGCGTTATACGACTTGGAGTCCGGTAGGGAAGAATGTTCCATGCCGCCGGCCTCAAGCGGAACCGCCGTCGCCACATACAGGCCTTGAGAGTACGCATTCGCTTGCACCGTGATAGTGACTTCAAACCCGGCCCGAATCAGCTGGAAGTGCTTGATCTTCTCCGCTATCGCCAGGTTAGAGGCCCACGTTCCCCCCACGTCATTCACTGTCGCGACGCGAAGCCCGAATGTATCCGTGGAGGCAAACGCTCCTACAGCAGTGAGCACCACGCGGTGGACGAACTGCGACAATCCGGACCCGGCGGTCACACTGTGCGCCATCAGCTCGGGGGCAGCGGGAGTCTCAGCCACTTGTGGGGCGGAATTCACGTCCGTCGTGACGGTCGGACCCATTCCGAGTTCGTGTCCGCTCTGATTACGATGGACACCCGTCTCAACTGGTAAATCCCAGTCCTCCACCTCCCACGGAGCCAGTTCCCCACCGACGTACTTGGCCTCCCAGTACTCGTACGACGGCCAATCGTATCGCCACGGAATGGCGCCTGACTCCTGGAAGGCGGCCCACGCAGCAGCGGAAGCCGCGTACTTCTCGCGGCCCCACAGGTACACCTCCCCCGCCAGCGTGCGCACAATCGACTGCTCCTGATCGCTAACCGCGCAGCTCGCGTCAGACGGCTTGATGAACTTCACCATCCGTACGAAAGTTTTGGCGTCGAGCTTGGCTTTCCACCTCCTTATTGACGAGTCATACCAGGGCGTCCTCTTCAGAAACGTGAAATCCTCCGGACCCGAGAAACGCTCAGTTGTTGCTGATTTCTTCGTGTCTGTGTAGGTGTGGCCGATGGCTGCTAGTTCCTCCGCTAGGACCCGCTGATCGAGACCAGCCGACGCCGAGGTAGCTCCAGCATTGTCGTCTCCGGTGGTGGCGACGCGAACGTAATTCCGGAACACGTCACCGGTGGCGATGGCCGCCTCCGCCTCGGGAAAAGTCAACCCGTTCTTCAGCTTCCGCGAATACCACGCGTACCGCAAGTTGAGCGAGTTCGTGATGGAGTTGACCCCCAGAGTGGTCTGCGTCCCGGAAGGATTGGAGAAGGACATGGCCACCACATCCCCGGAGACGATCCGGTAGGTATACAGGCAGCTCAAGATCCCGCAACGCACTCCTACTACCTCCGAGGGGGTGTACGCGCACATTGAGGCCAATGCAGCGAAGACGTCAGCCGTGCGCAACATGCCTTCGGTGCATTGCCGAATGTCGAACCAGGAGTAGTCGCCGGCAATGCGACGGACGCGCTCAGGGTCGATGGCGTCGAACCACTGCATCAGGTGGTCAATGTCCTCACCTAGGATGTTCATGCCTCCGAAGCACTCCGATAAATACGGGAACTTCATGATCAACACGAGCAAGGGGGACACCAGCTTCTTCAGTGCCCCGTTAGGCTCGACGCTGACGAGGTTGAAGATGCGCACGCGCGACGCCGCGTTCTTCTCCGCTGATATCACCTCATCTTTTTGAGTATGGGTGCAGAAGAGAGGGGTCACATGACCCGAGCACCACGCGTCCACGTACCAGCTCATGTGATATAACATCGGTTTAAACACATCCCCTTGCCCATCCACCGAATGGCCAATCAAGCGCGACTTCGGCCCGGCGTGGGGCATCCCCGCGGACGTCTTCCGATTCATCGGCTTGATCTTCCCGGGTACCCCGAACACGACCTCGGCGTCAGTTAGTGGCCGGATCTCCTCGCGACACGGCAACTCGTCGAAGCCGTGGAGGTAATCCTTGCAGGCGAGGTCCCAAATACGCGGGTCGCCGTTCTCATTCACGTACGCCTTGAAGTTCACGACGAAAGGGTCCGTCCACAACTCGCGTGACTCGTCGCCCGGAAAAGGCACCTTCCTCCCGCGAAACTCCGGGATGACGTAATGGGTACGCACGCCGAAGATCTCCTCCAGCATATCCCCGTAAGAGCCAAGGCGGGAATGCAAGATCGCCGACTTCAGGTGCCGGGAGGCCTTATATCCCACGATGGTTCCCACAGCCTCCACTGGGGGGGGGTGGTTCGTCACGTCTGCCCACTCCACGGCGGCGAGATAGGAGGAGCGCTTAGTTGGCATCTCCTTCAACTCCACCGGCTCGTCGTCCACGGACTCGACCGACGCCTGAGCCATGTAGTGGGACTTCTTCAGCGCCGCCGTAGTAACCAGCACCTGATTTATGGCGAACCTTCCGCGGAGGAACTCCACCTCTGGCCAGATTTCGGTGCCAACGAGCTGCTCCGAAGCCGACTTGCCTTCAGCGTTGTCGTCAGTACGCATCACGTGCATGCCCGCGACGATCAGGGAGGTCTTCATTACGCAGAGAAGCGGAAACCCGCAGTCACCGGCGCTCGTGGGGACAACGGAATAAACCATGGGGTTTCCATCGTCGCACTTGGAGGGGCGCGCAAAGTACGGCTCACACGACGACTCCGCCACGGTAACGACTCCTTCCTCAAATTTCACGAGGACACCGCGATCAAACCGCTTCGTCGTCGCGACCAGGGAGGTAGGTGACAAACTCAGGTCTTTCGGCACCGGAAAGAGGTGGGGGAAATACGCCACGACGAGATCCCTACCAGGAATCTTGCGCACGCGCTCGAACGGCAGCTTAATCGCGCTGCGGTGCGTTCCTCCCACCTTCTCCACCAGCAAATCTATGGCCCCTTCCTTCGGCAACACTACCTTCCGTCCATCGCACAGGACATCGTGGTCGAAGAAGTGGGCGGGGAAGAGCAGCACGTGAGACGCTATGTTCAAGGCATGCGGTGACCCGCCTGTGTCCGCGCGTTGCAGCTTGTATATACGCGCCGCTAGCACTGTCACCAGGGTCTCCAGTGTCACCGTCTTCGTCCGTTTAAGGTACTCCTCAACCGCGAAAGGGTGCAAGGAGGCTTCTCGCTTGACGGAAATGAAGGCGGAGGCTTTGTTGCCGATAGCCAGGTCCGGATTGATCAGTGGAGTCATGAGGTACTGGTTGTCCCCGGCCGCCTCCTCAGGGGTGGCCGCCTCGGCTGCTTTCTTCAACTCCTTAGTCCGATCGTGCGAATATTTCATGTACATGATCAGGGCCATAGCTGACACTCCAACGCCCGCCGCAAAATACGGGGAGTAGGAGGCGGCTGCCGAGAACAGCGCCTGGCGCCGAATGGCAGAGAATGCCTTGAAGGTGCGGTGGGGGCTCACGCACTTGAAGTACACGCCGGCCAGGAACATTTCCTTAAGCGACATCGTCTTCACGGCCACGGCCACTAGGATGTGCTCCTGGGCGGCTCCCAAGAACTCAAACTTGGACGAGTGGTAGGTGACAATATACGCGGCCACCGCTAGGACGTACGCGAACACGGGAAACCACCACATCGTGATGACCGCCAAGACAGCGAAGGCGACGTGGTGCTCCTCGTCAGCGGTGATGTACCGGCCCTGATTAACGTGGGGACCGGCTTCCACAGGGACATCCGCCGGCTCGCGCAGCGTAATCCGCTCAACCGAGCCGGGCTCCGTCTTGATGACGATCGCCTCCGGCTCGGGGCCGGGAGCGGCAGGAGCAGCCGGGGCCGCCACTCCCGGAACGGGATTAGCCAGCACCACACCCGTCTGAGGGCCAGGCCCCTTCTTCTTGGGTCCCGATCCCGGTTGGGCATTGGCTGCCGTCACGGGAGGAGTGAGGACCTTGGCCGCCGCATTGGCGCGCGTCTGATCCACGACTGTTACTGTCCCGCACTCGCCATCATGAGAAGCTAGCGATATCCCGCACTTGGGGCACGGCGACGACTCATCATTGAGCCTAGCCAACATCGCTTTTTGCTCCGCGAAGTGCCTCCGGGCGTGGGCCTGGATGTACTCCAACAGCGAGATCTTGGAGACGCACGCCATTCCTTCCACGAGCTTGTACGTTCCCTCGGCAGTAGCCTCGGGATCCAGGACGTAGACGGAAAACATGTTAGCCGACTTCACACTAGACGCAGTGTTAACGTTTATAGCCCCCGTCGCGGTAGCGCAGGCGGGATTGGCCTCAACCTTAATCTTGATGTGGAAACGGCGTAGAAACGCGCCGGCGGTGGAAATACGCGAGGACAGATCTCTCGGTACTTCCTGATTGGAGATGAAGAGCAACGACCGCAAGGAGCACGTATTGGTTCCTTTCGCCTCGACGGCGGCAGATTCCAACTTGTGCGCGGCAGTGTTAACATAATCAATCACGTCGGTGGCGTAGTTAGGCGTTGTCCCCTCCTTCAGGATTCCCTGATCGACGTCATCCATCAAACAATGGAGAGTGTTCGCCTTAAAGTTGTCCTGAAAGTTGGCACCGGGGATATACTTGGCAACGGACGAGGGACAGAACTCGACTTCCAACGCCTTGCACACGGCCTTATAAATGTCGTTGTTCGCGGCCGACTTGCCGCACCCTGGAACGCCGTAGACGTAGATCGCCAGAGGAGTGAGACGGTACTGCCCGTCCACCACCTCGTTCTCCATCTTCATAATCCAGGATTTGAGGTCGCGCGACGTTTGCCGGAAGCTGACGTACATCGCTTGCTCGCTTACCGAGCGGCCTACCCAGGTCTTCTCCATGTCGAGCGCAATACCCAACAGATAGCGACCCGCGTCAAGGCGCTGGGAAGGCCAGAGTTGAGCGCCGAACCAGGGATCGATGCGCCCAAGTTTGATTTGCTCACGGAGCTCATCTTCCCCGTACGCGCCGGGCCCTTTCCGGATGATGTGTGCGTACATCAACGTCGTCGCCACGTCGACGAACCGCTCCATCGACCAAGCACAGTCGTGGAAGAGTGGCTTCAGGCTCCGCATGCGAATGCAATCCGCGCCTAGCTGAAACGCCGCCTTGATCACCCCTAACAAGTGCAGCCAGAAGGTATCCAGCGTTACGTCCTTCCGCAAAACGTCCTTAACCATCGCCCACGCACCCATGAGCTCGCCGGGCACCAACCCGAGACGAGCCAGCACTGAAGTGATGGAGAGCATGCCGATGAGCTCGCGCAATTTTGAGAAGAAGGGGGTTGACAAAGCATCAAAGACGGGGAGGTCGATTTCGTCGGCCTCATTAAACTCGGTCTTAATCAGACTGTCCATCATCGTCTTAATGATGTCATGCACCTGCTCACTCGCCTTCGTCTTGGTATTGTTGAGCACCCAGGAGACGACGATTGTGATGTTCGTAGCGGAGTGGTCGTGGATCAAGCTGGCAATCGCAATGCACAGATTCACCACGTCGCGCGCCTCGGGATCCACGAGGGCACCAGCCTCCTGGAACGTCCGGTAGAGCTCGCGGACGATTTTGTTGCGCTGCCATTGCGCGTGCTCCGACAGAAAAGCCAAAGGAGCAAGAGCGTCCTTTTCGAGCTTGCTATTGTCAGGCCATGGTGCCCCCAAGCCGCGCAACGTGCCCTTGGGAGGCGACGTGGGCGGAGTCAGGGGCATCATTTGGTTTGTGGCCCGTCCGGTCTCAACCGGCAGGGGGTCCAACACGCGGTCCAAAAAACGGGCGAGGGAGCGAACTGTGCCAGTCCGGATAAAGAATTTCCGGAAAGTGGCGCACACACCGAGAAAGACCACCCCAAGGCAACAGTACCACGCGACCACGACGTCTTCGTAGGCGGAGTACATCTCCACAACGTAGTCGAGCAGGGCCAGCTCCACCCAGGTGGCCAACAACGTTGCAGCCAGGGTCGAGACGAAGTCAGCAGCGGCGTCGTGCTTGGCAGGCATCGGAAACGAACGGGAGCGCGCCAAGCGGGAGCCAAAATTGAGAGATAGGCCGGGGTTGTCGGTAGGTAGGGTTCCCGATCCGCTCTGGTTAACCTCAAGGGCCACGCGGGGCTCCTCATATAGGGGGTTATCCGCGACAAGGTGCATCCCAGTGACGACGCAAATGCTCGAGAGACTGTCCTCAAGGTCGGCCTCGTAGCCGGGGTCGAACTCGATGATCGGTCCGTCCGGGCCGTCCCCTAGGGACGTCCACTCCGGCCCAGGGTTCGACTCGACATCTCCGTCCTGCGTGAGATCGCGTTCCCAGCGACTCTGCGGACTGTCGATCACCACCAACGTAGGGTGACGCGTCCAGAAGTGAAAGCGGAACGGCCCGTGGGGGCCGTCCATACGATACGTCTTCCGCCCTGGGGTGTGGCACGCCCAAGATCCGCGACACTTGTACTTGATCGCATTCGGAATGCGCTGCGCGGTAATTTGGTAGACCGCCATGCCGTTCAGGCCCTCCAGCTGATCGCGGCCAAACGCCAGAGAGCGAGTGACTAAGTCGCCATTCGCGTCTAGTGTGCCGTAAACACTGTCTAGCGGCGACGCCGAAAAACACAAGTTGGCCATATCCTCCGTCGCCCACGAATAGTAGGTGCGCCCGGCGCGCTCAGTGCGGTCGGGGGGAGGAACGGACGTCTCGTGCGACTCCGCGATAAGGAAACTTTCGCGAAGGAGGGTAGCGATGGCGATGGGGGAGGGGTCGTCTCCCAACGCCGCCAGGAGGCGGCGCGTAGGAGAAGGGAGGGATGGTGCGGCGGCGGCAGCCTCCGCTGTTGACCCGGTAGTTGCGCGGCGCCTCACGGTAATTACGTGGTCGCCGGCGCGCACTGTCGCGGAATCTTCGTCAGTGCGACTTTTCTTCTTCTTCATTTCGTTAATCTCCGTCGTTGGTAGGCGGCGAAGAATAGACAGTTCGTGATCAATGTCACGCACAGTCATTACCGCTGAAGGGGTAAGGGTGAAAGAAGAACGAGGAGTGGTTTGGGGGGTGGTTTGAGCACTAACCGTGCTCGTGGTCTCGCGCGTACCGGCGGAGTCGGTCGAGTTATTACTGGTCTTCACGACCGAATCATTTCGAAACATAGGGGGGGGGCCTATAATGAATTCCGTTTCTGCTCTTTTTATACACAAAGGCCGCAGGAGCCTAGGTCCAGGGAATATCACATAGGTGAGCCGCGTTTGATCGAAGGAAGAAACTTCTTTCAACTACGCCACTCGGGTACTCAACCCGCGCGGGACAAAAATATCTTCTCCATTGAGTGGTTGTCTCCAGGAATTACGCATTCAAGGGTACCAGGCACTCGGAACAGATAAGTTCTCCAGGGGCTAATAGTTTACTCGAAGTCTCCTAGGGAGACCCGGAGCGTTCGCTCAGTCAAAGTACTACAGCAGTGTGACTAAAATCTGCTGCGTCCAACTAAATGGATTATAGACAAATACGACGCGCTTTGTCAAAGGCGCGAAGGTCGTGTGATATAAAGTACCTCCAGACTAACACACAACGAAACTCTACAAAAGAAGTTAGGGAAAACAATAAGCTCCTGTAGGAAGGAATTTG